CATGGAGGCGAAACGGCGCTTTAAAATCGTCTTGCCGATGCGCTGGGCCAGGGTAAATGACGGATTAGAGCGGGAGGCGTCCATATCGCTGTCAATAGGGGTAATTGTATGCTCATAACCAGCCCCCGCCGCCGCTGTTGATACCGCCCCCAGTCCAAAACCCATGATAAAGGCAAAATGCTGGGGCTGCGCCTTGGTGTTATTCCAGGACATGGAGGCCGTTGAACCCAGATCATAGATGGTGTCCGCCTCTTCCTTGCCGTTCGCCTCATCGGCGTTGTTCTCACGCCTAGGCTCCAGATTGGCAATATCGCCCATCTCCACCAGCATGGTGGTGTCCAGGGTTTGCTCGGTATTCAGCGCCGTTTCAGCCAGGTTGGCCGAGACGGCCACCAGGTTGTGGGTTGCTCTGGGTGATCTCATTCTTGTCTCCTCCTGTTGCTTTAGCGGTCTTGCCCTTGCCAACCACTGGCTTGATTTCGATAAACTTTTTTGCCTCGCCTGCCGGAATCTCCGTATAGGTCACGCCGTGGGTGTACTGTTTGCCGGCCATTGGCCCATCAACCACCTCAAAGGCGGGCTGGTTCTTCTTTAAACGATATTGTGTCATGGTCGTTTTTCCTCTTTGACGTATTGATAGGTAATGACCTTGCGCTGCATGGTGCGGGATTCGTTGCCATACGGCCCGCTTTCGGTCTCGCTGGGCGAAAAGGCCTCGATCATGTTGTCTATCTGCAGCAGATTCTGGTCCAGGGCCGCATGCACGTCCTCGGCCATCTCCAGGACGCCACGGCCCACTGCGCCGCCCAGCAGCCGTTCGTCATCGTTTACCCAGCCGGACCATAAAACCAACTTTACCTGCAGGGTGACTTCCCACATCTCTCCCGCCAGTTCGCGGCGGCTGATCGGGCCATCCTTAATGCCCAGTCCCATCTGCCGGATATGGCCGGGCAGGATGTCCTCATGGATGGTGTAGAAGATCTCATTCGGCTTCAGATAATTTAACTTGCCTCTAATGGTCATTTTAAGAGCGGATAAAAGCTGTCGCATAGTTTGTTTCCCCGTCAGAACTTCTCCAGTTCATCGGCGCTGAAGATGGCCGGCGGCGTACTCACCTGCATTGTCTCCGCCGCCGTCTCCGTGGGTGGCGTGGCGACGCCCAGGGTAATTGTGCCCCTGGCAACATTGGTGAGCAGCTTCACGGCGTTGTCATACCGTTTTTGCCGAACCTCCGGCAGCCTGTCATATTTGCGGCTGTAGAGGTTATACAGGGCAATGTCCCGGCAGGCGCCCTTGATCAATGGCGGCACCGGGTCGAGGGGAACGGTGTAGCGCTCTTGCAGGTAGCCGTCCACCTCGCCCTGGGCCGTGCTGATCGCCTCATCAATGCGGGCCTGGTCGATCACGCCCAGGCCGTCGTCGTCGGTCAGCTCAATCAGCCGTACCTCATCCACCATCAGTGTCAGATCATCAAGGGTGCAGTACATGGGTTATTTTCTCACCTCAATGATGCCTGCTTTTTTTAGACGTTTAATTTCGGCGGCGGGGAGATCCACCTCATCACCAGGCTCATAAATTGCCTCACCGGTATTGACCGTATAGCCTGCGCGCACAACGTGTACAGCCTCGCCTTTTTTTTTGTTTTTTTGCTTGTTCTCCGAAGTCTGCGCTTCGTCTTGATTATCTGCCATTATGACCTCCAAAAGAATTGAGAATTGATAACGGACAATTATCCATTATCAATTGCGGTTAAACCACCTGGGCCCAGATCACACACTCCGGCTGAAAGAGGACAGGCAGCGGTCGGGATTCCCCTTTGATCCAGCGTCCGGCGGGATCTTCCTTTGTCCAGCTTTTTGAGGCAAAGACCTGGCCGGGCTTGCCGTTGCCAACACCTCCGGGGGCCTTGCTGTCGACGATCGGGGCGTATAACTCGGCAGCGTTTTGCGCGCCCAGGGCCACGAGGCAGAAGACGTTATCGGGGATCATCTCCTGGATGGTCCCGGCGGCATCTTTGTAGGCACCGAAGTACTCCTCGATCTCAACACCTGCCAGATGGGCGATTCGGCCCTCTTCAGCAATCTGCTTGCCGGCTGAATATTTGAGCATCTCCAGGGCGGAGGGATTAGTAATCAAGGCATCCATGGCGCCGGAGCCACAGAAGGCGATAAAACCGCTGGCGGTCACCCGCTGGCTGATATATTTCTTCCAGGCCCGCAGATTGTTGACCGGGTTGGCGGCGGCGTCCGTCCAGAGGGCGGTGCCTGCCAAAACCGGCTTCTGGGCGGCAGGGAAGTTGTAGTCGACAATGACATTACCTGCCTCATCGATAACCTGGCCTGACAGGGCCTTGACCCCCTGGAATTCGCGGGTACGGTCAACGTCTCCCCGGATATCGAACTGCTCATCGGCAATCCGCTCCTTGATTAACTCAGTGCCCACCTGATCCCCGAATTTGCGCATATCAACCAGGTCGGCATCGGCAATGAAACGTTTTTCAGCGTACCGTGGGGCCTCGCAGGTGACTGTCTTACGGTTAATGCCGTCCGTTACCTGGGCTGGCGCGGCAACGTGGATATTTTTTAAAAGCCGTTCGTTTGAGGATTTAATGTCCCAGGCAAACTTGCTGGAGGTCTGCCGTTTCTTCCGGCCAAAGACCTTATCGAGGACGGTGGTTTTGACCGGCTTCATCAGGTTGATGGCGGCGGTTAATGCTCTGACGCTATAAATCTTATCCATAATGGATCTCCTGTTTTTGGGTTTGATCGTTTATACGAAATAAATGCCACGGGCCTCCAAAGCGAGTTCGCCTGCGGCATCAAGGCCGGTGACGTTGTCTTTTCTGTAGACCCCGGCCATGCCGACAACAGCCTCAACATCAGCGGCTGCGGCTGCGGCATCTTCCATCAAAACAGCGACCGGGTTTTCACTACCGTCTAGGTTACCAGCCGCATAGGCCACAAGTTTGCCGGTGGCAGTAATCCGTCCTAAAATTGTACCGGCCAGCAGATCGGCTGCTGTGCCGATGGTTTTGGTCATCTGGGCCGGGCCATAATTGTCGTCGGCCACCAAGTCATTCTTTGGCCAGGTTGTTTCAGTTACCATTGGTTATCTCCTGATTGGTTTGTTGGTTTGTTCGCACTTCCCCCTTCCCCCTTCACCCTTCACCCTTCTATGCCGCTGGATTCACCAGGGCTGCCATCTCTTTGCCAATGGCGTCCTCTTCGGCAAACTCGGCGTTTTCGCCACGTTTCTCATCCGCCGGTTTGGCCATATCCTTGAACAATGGATGCTCGGAAAAGGAGGCGATGAACTTCTTGAACCACTGGCCGGGTTCGGCTTTTTCGCTCTTGCCGCCCTCGGCAAACTCCAGAGTAGTATCCGCTGCCGCAACCCCGCTAAGGTTCTCCATAAAGTCGCAGATCCCCATGTCCTTCCAGGCCGGGAGGATCTTGCCGTCCTTGATGCCCTGCTCGACAAAATCGGCAATCTCTTTGCGTTTGCTTTTGGCCGCTGACTCGGCGAAGGTGGCGCTCTGGTTGTCCAGTTTCTCTTTAAAATCGTTGGCTGATTTCTCCGCCTCTTTACGGGCCCCTTTTTCAGCCGCCAGTTGTTCCTTCAACTTCTCAATTTCAGTCATGCTGTTGTCCTCTGTTTCTGAAAATTCGTAAATTGCGCAGTCGTCGGCCTCAGAAAAACTGACATCCTGCAACCCCTTAATCGCCGGCGGCATTGCGCCCAACCAACCTATATGCTTTAACGTGCCATCCGGATAGAGCGAGATGCTGCGTTTCTTAAACATCTTCCGTTGCCGCATCTCGTTAAACTCCGGCACGGTATCTTTCTCCTTGTAGAACAGCTTGTCGCCCACCCGCTTGAGTGATTCGACCCAGGCCCAGGCCGGGTGGTCTGTCTTGGGATGGCCAATAACCACCGGGGCCTCATGCTTGGCCGGATCGTAGCCTGCGGCAATCTTGTCAAGATCCGCCACCGTTATGTTATGTGTGCGGCCCTGGCTGTCTGTGTGCGTCCCTGTTTTGAAAATTTCTATCATACGTTCCCCCCCATGATGTGTTGCATTATCATTGTCTTGGCCTCGGCAAAATCACCTGGGTCAAGTTTCATAAACGGCCTGGCCGGGAGGTTCATCCGCATACTTCTCGGGTGGGCCTTGACCATGATCCTCTTTGGATCGATGGCCTTGCCAAATGCCTGGCTGATTGTACGTTCATGGGCCGATACCTGCTGTTCGACCGTACCTTTAAAACCGAACTGATGCGCCAGGGCATAGGCCACATTGGTTCCGGCCTTAGGGGTCATAACCACAGCCCTTCCCTCATAGCCCTTGCCCACAATGGAGTTCATCAGCCGCCCGGTGAGCCGCAGGGTCTCTCCACCCTCTTTTTTAACCCGTTTACTTTCGGGCCTTATTTTGTTATCTCTGAAGTTCTGCTTGATGCTGGACTCCATCATCTCGGCCACCGCCTTCATCACCGGCTTGGTGTCC